CATTTCTTTTAGTCTATCATAATAGTTATCTTTTGCCCAGGACAAAGCAGAAAAGTCAATACCCTTACGACTGTCAAAGGTATCTCCCATATCTACAATCGTAGTAATGCCCTCTTTCTCAAGAGTAGGAAAAAACGTATCGTTGTAGAATTTTAAGAAGTAATCATGAAACAATTTAGAATTCTTGCGAGCTCCAAAGTGTTGATCAGTAATAATTGCAATTTTCATACAAAATCTACTTTGTAGTTACCTGATAAAGTAATTCTTTCATGATTATATCTATGTTTAGGAACATGGTGATTTAAGTATGCAGGAAAAATAACATATCTTCCTTCCTTAGGTCGAATTTTTTTATTACTATCTGAAAAAACTAATGGAGAGTCATACCATTTTGATTTGACAAAATAAGCAAAACTATAGGGAAATGGTTTATGAGAATGACTTTGTGCGTAATCATTCTTTTTATAAACATTGCCCCAAAGGTTTACTACTTTTCCATAGTAACGTTTACCATCAACTCTTGATCCTGGTTCATAATATCTTTCAATTTCAGATTCAATAAAAGATTTAAAGTTTTTAATCTTTTGATTGTCTGATAACCAATTCCAACCAGTGTGCATCGATGCTTTTACATTAGTATGTCCAAAATCTGTAGCATACTTTAGTTGGTGCAAAACCACCTCATTAAGAGAATCTGCAAATTGATAATCTCCTACAAGAATTTCAGCGTTATGCTTAACTTTCATTAATAGCGGAGTTTAGAATGAACAGCATCTTTGATGCTATTGTAATCGGAATAGTTTGATCCGTCAAGGGTGTTGTTGTCATCAAACACCTCACTGTAACCAGATCGTTCAATGATCTTGTTCTTGATTTCTAACTGACGCTTTTCTCTTTGGATCCTGCGGAGAAACGCATAATGAATGATCTGCGTAAAGTAAGCAAAAGGATTTTGGGATTTCTCAGGATTAAAATTATGAATGTACTGAACGCAATTTTCGATTCCATCAGAGATCATGTCCTCCTTGAACATGTAGTTGACAAAGTTTGGTTTGAATGATAGATGATTTGCGATCTTCAAGAAACACTCCCCAATGTAGCGTGGAATAGGAGGTTTCGTATCCCAATGCTTTGATCTGTCTTCCTTGGTGGGTTCTCTTCCGTACTTCTGAATAAACGTTCGTTCTACTTCATTACGATACGCAACCATAGCTGCCAGCAACTCTTTGTTGTTCACATAGTGTTCTGATCTTTTCCTTTTAGTCATGCCTGGTCGTATCATAAAGTTATCTCATAATATGTATGAATTATATCATCTAAACAAAGACTTGACAAGTTTCAAATATCAAGTAGAATACCTTTGTTGGGGTTAAAGAGAAATATTAGCTTTCTTTAGTACCTTTACTTTTATAGATCTTTTCTAAGAGTTCTTTAGTGTCATTGACATTACCAAGATATCCCATTCTACGATTGATCTTGGAGTTGTTCTCTGATTCACCAGTTTGAGATTGACGTACATATTGTTGATACATCATTATCATTTCAATATCAGATGATTCAGACATTGTTAAGACATTATCAATGTTGATAATGAACATGTCATCTGTTGTTGTCTTTAACCAAGGTTCTACTCTATACCCCATAGGAGAACCAGTCTTTGTTTTTATTTCAGATACAACTACTGGATTTGTAACCAGAAGCAGTGTTCTATCATCTTCATCAGAAGCTGCTACTTTAGCAAAGATCTCTTCACCTGATTTTAATTTTACTGTTGCGTAAAAATCATCTTCTATCATAACTGTCCCCTTAATTGAATTGTTATAATCTCATAATTAAACTTCTCTTCATTATAGGTTTTAATTCTTTCTATAAAGTGGTTAAGAGTATAATTTCTCTTGGACTTGGTTGAACAATCATCAGAGATGTCGTACAGAGTTGCTTTTACTTTGTCCTTTCCTTTTCTAAGAACTCGTCCAATACTTTGAAGATTACGGATTCTGGATTTACTTGGAGAGGCAAAGATGACATTATGGAGATTTTTAATATTGATACCTGTAGAAAAAGTTCCATAAGAGGCAACGATGATGGCATTGTTTTCTCGTTCGGTTATTTCTCTTACTTGTTCTCTCTCCTCTGCATCTACTCCACCATGTACAAAAAATACCTTACGGTCATCTCGCTTGTTTTTATTTATCTTATCATAGAGCACTGCTCCATGTGCTTCGACTCTTTGGAAAAGCACAAGTGTATTCCCTTTAAGATCTAAGGAAAGATTCTTAATAAAATTATTCCTTTGTTCGTGAGTGATTAAATATTGTATCTCATCTTCATAAGTTTCAAACTTCTGAGGAGGATGTTTAAGGACCAAACACTGTATGTCTAATTGAGACAGATGTCCTTGCCTCATCAACTCTTCAGTTTTTGTTACTTTGTATGATGGACCAAATAGGCCCTCAAGAACCCATTTGTGAGTCTGTGTTCCATCAAGAGTTCCAGTAAAACCAAAACGATACTTTGCATGATGAAGTTTAGTCATAATCTGAATCAAAGATTTAGACTTGAATAAATGTGCTTCATCACCTATAATAACACCATAGTCTTCAAAGAAAGATCTATCAAGTTTGTAGACAGATTGCCATGTTGTAATTGTCACTGGAGCATCATTACTCTTCTCTCTACCAGAATAGATACGGTGACAATATGAATCAGCATCCCAACCATAATCAAGAAAGTCTTTATACATCTGTTCTACAAGAGATGTCGTTGGAACAACTAAAAGAATTTTTTCTCCTTTCGCGACGTAGTATCTTACGAGAGAATAGATCATCAACGATTTGCCAGAAGCAGTGGGAGATATCAATAGTTTTCTATTATGCTTTAGGGCACCGTATACTCCCTCCACTTGGTACTTCCTGGGAGTATGGGCACAAATGGAATGCATATAATCCTTGACACCTTCATATGAGATTTGATCATTCTCCTCATATGGGGTGCCATAAAATTTATTATCTTCAAACTTATAACTATATCCGTAGTTCTCACAGAACTGAACAATCTTATCTAACAGACCAACATAGATCTGTTTTGACCGCATATCGTATAGGTGAATCTCTCCGTTCCAGTTCCTACCACGATATTGTGGCATAAATTTTGCATTAGGAACCTCAAACTTAAAGTGATCTCTAAGTTCATATTCTATATGAGGTTCTGTATTAATCTTTAAAAATACTTCGTTGGATTTTGATATAACAAGATTTGCTGTAGTGTCAATCACGATGATCCATACATCTACAGGTATTTATTACATATTGTCAAACCTGTGCTCTAACATAATTCTATAGAAGTGATCTCTCATTGCTAAAAGATCTTCTTGTTCATGTGGAGGGCCACCAGACCACTTCTCATATGCTTGAGATAAACCTTTGTGAATGATACGAACTGCTTCAATTGGCAGTTCTAAGTGATAATATTCTTCTTCGTCCATTATCCTAAACCTGCATTGAACCGCATGAACTCTATTGCGTTTTTGATTTGATAAGTTCTATTAGTTATCTGTTTCAGAATACTCTCAATGTAGACAAGCATTGTCTCATAATAATCTATCTTTAGACATATTGTAGACAACTTTTCGTCAGCGTCAAGATACTTTTGCATCGTATCTTTATCGCGAATCTTTTTTGGAAAAGGATTTTCAATGTATACATCAGGGTCAGCTTTGCCGCTGAAGTATTCATATCGTTCGTGTCTTATATTCTTTCTTTGTTGTTCTGCTTTCTTTCTTAAAAGAAATATGGTATTATATAATTCAAAGTATTTTGCATGAAGAGTAGGGATATTTAAGGATTCTGTATGTAAATTATCGTTGTCAATTTTAGAATCCTTTTCCCACATCTCTTGAAGTTTATCAAGATCGATCATAAAGGTTTGTTGGACAAATCAGTCAGGTTGTATATAGTATACTTGAAACTAACGTCTGCTGTAAAGTATTCGATGTCTGTGTCAGTAGCATCAAATGTAATAGTAGACAGAGAATAGGGGAACATATCTTTAAAGTTCACATTGAACTTTGCAACCAAGTTACTACTCAAGATTTGTAAGGTTCCGTCTGAGTAGATGTTATCTCCTGTTCTACCAAAGTTTCCTGGGAGAACTGCCTCTTTCTCCAACCTATCAAACTCTTGCAGAGTTTCTGGATATCCAAGACCACGAATCCAGTTCTGAATTTCCATGTAGTTGACAAGATCTTCATCAACTAAAAATCTAAGAGTAAGATCTCCAAATTGAATCTTATCGCCTGGCACATCAATATCCTTCAGATAAGAAGGTTGAGTTGCAATACCAAGATCCAGTGATGGAATATTTGCTTGATTGCAGAAAAATGCTACACCAGGACTTCTTTTCAGGGAAAACTTAAACCCTGTTGGTGCAAGAAAATTTCTATTATCAATTGGTGTACCTGGTCTATCTTTAGCAGGTTTTCTGGTTGCCATTATTCACTCACTACAGTAGAACCGATGAAACCACCATTTCTTCCATCGGGATTTGCTTTAGCAGAATTCGCTAACTCTTCAGTTGCATAAGTTACTTTTCCTTCAGGATTATCTGACCATCTGTTATCACCTTTAAAGTAAAGAGTGATAGATGGATCAATTGATGCAGGTTTGGTGATATAGTATGCCATGAGTTGTTTTCTAACTATTTATCAGTTTACATAAAAAAAGGACCCCGAAGGGTCCTTGATTAACTCTTGTGAGTATGGATCACATGAGGTTCTTAACTGCAACACGTCTGTAGTAGCGGTTGCTGTTAACTCTGAGGCGACCTGCGCCGACAGTGGTTCCTTCAGCGAATGGGTTAGCGACCATGCCGTAGCGGGTCTTAAAGCCAATCTTGGGCTGGAAGGTGTTCTCGCCAACTGCACGAACCATCTGAAGAGGAACGTATGGGCAATAGAACAGACCTGCGTCATAAGGTGA